ATGACGCAGGCCTTTCTTGGCGTCGAACAGTCGCTGACCGGCCGGCGTTGGGTCGGCCCCTCGGCGGAAGAGACCCGGCAGGCCGAGGCGCTGACCCAAGCCGCGGACCTGCCGCCCGCCGTGGCCGCCATCCTGGCCCGGCGGGGCGTGACCGCCGATGCGGCCGACGCCTTCCTTGCCCCGACGCTGAAGGACACGCTGCCCGATCCGCTGTCCTTGCGCGACATGGGCGCCGCTGCCGAACGCTTTCTGGGCGCGGTCCGCGGGAAGGAGCGTATCGCCGTCTTCGCCGACTATGACGTCGACGGCGGCGCCTCTGCGGCGCTGCTGCTGACATGGCTGCGCGCCATGGGCCGCGACGCCACACTCTACATCCCCGACCGGATCGACGAAGGCTATGGCCCGAACGTCCCGGCGATGCAGGCTTTGGCCCGCGATCACGACCTGATCGTCTGTGTCGATTGCGGCACGCTGAGCCATGAGCCCATCGCCGCGGCCAAGGGCGCCGACGTGATCGTTCTGGATCATCACCTCGGGGCAGAGACCCTTCCCCCCGCCTGTGCCGTGGTCAACCCCAACCGGCAGGACGAAACCGGCGATCTGGGGCATCTCTGCGCGGCGGGCGTGGTCTTTCTGATGCTGGTAGAGGTCAACCGGCAGATGCGGGCAGGCGGGGCCAAGGGGCCCGACCTTCTGGGTTTTCTGGATCTGGTCGCACTGGCCACGGTGGCCGATGTCGCCCCCCTGATCGGGGTCAACCGTGCGCTTGTCCGGCAGGGGCTGACGGTCATGGGCCAGCGCCGCCGCCCCGGTCTGGTGGCCCTGTCCGATATCGCGCGGCTCGACACCGCGCCGACGCCCTATCACCTGGGCTTCGTCTTCGGCCCCCGGATCAATGCCGGCGGGCGCATCGGCCAGGCCGATCTTGGCGCGCGGCTTCTGGCCACGGCAGACCCGGATGAGGCCGCGGCGCTGGCCGAACGGCTTGACCGGCTGAACGCCGAGCGCCGGGATATCGAGGCCGCGGTGCGTGAGGCCGCCCTTGCCCAGGCCGAGGCGCGGGGGCTGGACGGCCCCCTTGTCTGGGCCGCGGGGGAGGGATGGCATCCCGGTGTCGTGGGCATCGTTGCCAGCCGCCTGAAAGAAGCCACCAATCGCCCGGCGGTCGTGATCGGCCTTGACGGGGACGAGGGCAAGGGATCGGGCCGGTCGGTGTCCGGCGTCGATCTGGGGGCCGCGGTTCAGCGCCTTGCCGGCGAAGGACTGCTGATCAAGGGGGGCGGGCACCGCATGGCCGCCGGTCTGACCGTCGCGCGCGACCGCTTGCCCGACGCGATGGCGCGACTCGCCACGCTGCTCGACAGGCAGGGGGCCAGCCAGCGCGGGCCAGCCGACCTGCGCGTCGATACGCTCTTGATGCCCTCGGCGGTCTCTCTAGATCTTGTCGCGCAGGTCGAGGCCGCGGGTCCCTTCGGCGCCGGTGCCGCTGCGGCGCGCTTCGCTTTCCCCGACATGGCGGTCGGGTTCTGCCGCCGGGTCGGGGAGCGCCACCTCAAGATCGCATTCACCGGCGATACCGGCGGCAAACTCGACGCGATCGCTTTCGGCGCCTTCGACGGGCCGCTTGGTCCCGCGCTGGAGGCCTATGGCGGCAAACGCTTCCATCTGGCCGGCCGGCTGGAGGTCAACAGCTGGGCCGGTCGGCAGACCGTGCAGCTCCGGCTGGAGGACGCCGCGCCCTTGGGATGAAAAAGCTGCCCGAACTCGCAAAAATCCCCTTGCGCACCCCCGCCGTTTTTTCTAGGTAACGCGTCACGCACTGGATGGCCCGTTCGTCTATCGGTTAGGACGCCAGGTTTTCAACCTGGAAAGAGGGGTTCGACTCCCCTACGGGCTGCCACCTTCCCAGAGAAAGTGAGCATTGCCAGAGCCTTAGCTACTGGACTTGCTAACTTTGTCAGGGAGGTTAGCAGATTGTGTTCCACCTTCACCCCCGCTGAGCTTGCCCATGGCTTTTAGAGCCAACACCTTCTGATCGGCTGCCTTGGTATATCTGGTGACTTCCGCTTCGGTCTCGTGTCCCGTCACGGCCTTGATTTCTTGATTGCTGCATCCCGCTTCGGCCAAGCGTCGGGCACATGCCTTGCGCAGTCCATGTGAGGAACAGACTGACAAGGCAGCCTCATCACATCGCTTCCGCATCCAGTTCCCGAAACCGTTGGCGCTGAAAGGCTTCCCGTAGTCGGTCAACAGAAAGGTCATGTTGTCGCGGGGCGTCTGATCCAGAACGGCTTTCAGTTTCGGGTGGATCGGGATCAGCAGGTTTGCGCCCGTCTTCTGTTGCTTCACCGCAATCAAGTTGCCGTCCACATGCTGCCACCCCATCCGCACCACGTCTGAGCGGCGTTGCCCGGTGCAGAGCATCAGCGTCATGGCCAGCCGGGCTTTAGAGCCGATGGGATGCCGATCTTCAAAGCGGGCAATCTCATCTTCGCTCCAAGTGTGGAAGCCTTCCGAGGAGGTTTTGAAGCCCTTCATCCCGACTAGCGGGTTATGGTCAACCATGCCGTTGTCCAGCGCGAAGCCCATCAGCACCTTGAGGCGTTTCAGGAGCGTGTTGGCTGCCTCTGGGCGGTCGCTCATCTTCCCGAGGATAGATGTCACATGCTTCCGGCCCAGCCCGATGATAGGCTTGTCCCCATGCTCCTGCCGGAACCTTTCCAATATGCGGCGATAGTTCGTTTTGCTACTGTCGGACAGGCCATGAAACAGCGGCGAGTTGTAATAGAGTTCGATCAGCGCGGAGATGGTATCCTTCGCGGCCTTGGGCTTGGTCGTGGTGGTCAGTTCCACCCCGGCGATGGCTTTGGCGTAGGCTGCGAAGAACGCAGGGCTGTTCAGGGGGCCGGGCAACGGCACTCGGGGTTGCCCCGGCTTGTTGAAATAGATGCGCACCTTGCCGTGCCTGTCGCGGTAGACATGCACATACTTGGGCTTTGAAGTCTTATTCTTGGCCATCGGGCAGCACCTCATCCCAAGGGTTGCTGTCCGGCGGCGGTGCTGGCTCAGAGTGCTGCACCAGCACCCGGAAACTGCCATCCGGCATGGCTTCGATGCCCGAGACGGGCTTGCCGATGCCTTGCAGCACCTTCGCCGCTTTCTTCATCTCCACCACGCTCAGCTTGCCATTCGCGGGGGCGAGCTTCCGGGCGCGCTTGATCCAGCCGAAAGAAGGGGCTTTCGACCCCTTCTCTGCGGGCAGCGACGCCATTGCGCTTTTCTCGGTCATGCTCCCGCTTCCCCCGTCAGGTCCACAATCTTGGGCGGCTCTCCGGTGGCATTGCGCTGCATCCTCAGTGCTGCATCCACGGCTTCTTCATATGTCTTACAGACGGTTGCGGGCTTTCCTCCCTTGCCGACACTGAATTGCCCGTTGCCATGTTTCTGAATTTTGATGGGAAGTGTCATTGCACGGCCTCCTTCAAGGTCTTGTTGAACATGAAGCCCCCTGCGTCATAGAGGGCGGCGAACTCGCGCAGGTCATCGTGGCTCAGGTGATCGCGCAGAAAGGCCACGGCTTCGGCGGCGCGGGCCTTCCGCTCTTCTGTTTCCTGCTTGTAGGCTTCATGCTGTTCGGCCTTCGCCTTCGCCTTGGCCTTCGTGTATGCGGCCTTCTTCTTGGCCTTGTTCGCCATGATCTTTTCAACTTCTTCGGGGGTCTTGCCCTCGGCCAGCAGAGCCTTGCGGGCAGCCTTATCCTGCCGTGCGGCCTGCGCAGCCTGCCGCTGTTCCTCCTTGGCGGCGTCTTCCTTCTCCTTCGCCTCCCGAAGCTCGGTCAGCATCTGTTCAGGTGCCGGGAGCGGATCGCCCTTCTTCGCCAGATTGGCCAGTTGGGTGACGATGCACTCCGGGGTGCTGGGGGCTGCCAGCTTGTAGACTGCCGCTTGCGGATAATGCTCGATCACCTGCGGCGGCACCTTGTTTGCAAGCCGCGCCACGTTCATCAGATTGTTGGCGGTGGAATGGCCCATCGAAAATTCGGCTTCGATCCACGCACCGAACATGCCGTGGGGCAGCTTCTCCTTGATCGCCAGAAGCTTGGTGCCGATGGTCAGGAAGTCACTGCGCACCGTGTCCAGCTTCTCGCGGATCACAGTCGCGGCAGCCTTCGCCCCCTCGGCAATCTTCGGCTCAAGGTCAGCATAGGCGAAGCCGCTGAGGGCAGGCGCTGGGGTCTTCACGGGCTTGATGAGCGTCAGTGTCATTGTGCTGCTCCCGTGGAACGTTCTGCAGCCTGAGCCGCTTTAAGGATGCGGTTCACTTCGGCCGTCATGCTGCGATCATTCGCGGCTGCCCGTGCTGCCAGCCAGTTCTTCACGTCTTCGGACAGTCTCAGGTTCAAGCGGGGTTCCGGCATTGTCATCTCCTTATATGCCTAGTCGGCATAAATTGGCATATGCTTGTGTCGTGTGTCAAGTCGGCATAAAGTCGGCAGGCAGGAGGCCGCTATGACAAAAAGATACCCGAGTGAAGAACAAGACAGGTTTATGGTTCGCCTGCCTGATGGGATGCGGGAGAAAATCAAAGCGGCTGCGGCGGCTGAGGATCGCACCATGAACGCTGAAATTGTCTCAAGGCTGAAAGATAGCTTTAAGATGGATGAACAGCGTCAGAACTATAACGGCAGGCTGTCATTCGTGGGTGCCGCCAAGAGAGCAAGTCGAAGCACCCAACCAGATGAAGAACTGTCTGAACGGGTTGCCAAGCTCGAAGATGCGATGAACTCGCTTGAGCCGCTGGAATTTTTCGATGATGAGACGGGCAGAAGAATGCTCGTGCTCGGCAAGCCGATCACCGAAGCCGAAGACTGAAATTCCCAACCGTTGGGATTTTATGCGTTGGAACGGGTGAACTCATTGTCACCCGTCCTTCTCACCCCCGCCGGGATGCTGCCCGGCTGAGCTTGGCTTGGGTCGCAGCAAGGGCGCTGCCCGATGACATGCGGAAGTTCCCTTGGCCGGAATTGGCCTTCAACTTGGCGTCCACGGTGTCGGCGATCATGTCGGCAAGGGCACGGTCCTGCTTTGGATTGCCTGAGCCGTTCACGTTGATGGCAAGGTTGGGGGCGTAGGTGTTGGAGAGGCTTCCCCCCACCATGCCCCCGGCGGCGAAGGCTGGCACCCTGCCGCTGTTGATGGCTTCCAGAAGTTGACGGTGCTGTCGGGTGGCCTTGGCATTGATGACAAATTCCCCGTTGCTCAGCATGGCGGGAATGCTGTCGCTGGTGCCGCTGCCCGGCCCCATGATCCTGCCCCCGGATGCGGCATGAACAATCCCGCCATCCTTCATGAAGAGGCTGCTAAAGAAGGTGCCAAGAATGCCCCCGCCTGAGCCACCAGTCAGGCCACCCCAAAGCAGATCAAAGAGCCGGTTTGCTGCCATCTCTGCCAGCCGTGCGGAAAGGTTGGACAGGGCTTCGGAAAAGCTCTGTGCGCCGGTCAGCAGGCCGGTGAAGGCGTCTCTGCCCGCTTCCTTGAACTCTTCCTGTCGCTGGGCTGCTTGGGCCTGTGCATCGGCAAGCTGCTTCACCGCCTGTTCGGCTTCGATGTATTGCCCCGCCAAGGCGTTGGCATCCGCCACAAGCTGGGGCGTGATCGCCATGCCCGCTTCCTGAGCGGCTTGCAGAAGTTCATAGGCGATGCGGGCACGGTCCACGGCCCGTTCCTGTGCATCGGTGCTGCCGGTCGCCTGAGCACGGGCAGCAGCTTCCGCCTCAAGGGCGGCAATCTGTTCCTGAATTTTTCCCACCTGTGAGGAATAGGCGTCCTGCCGGGTGCTGCCTCCACCGCCTCCACCGCTCGGGGTGCTGGACGGGTTGCGGGCTTCGGCTGCCGCAATTGCTGCCGCACCGCCTGCCGCTGCTTCGGCATCGGTGACATGCACCCCGGCTTCGGCAGCACGTTCCCGGAAGCGGGCAATCTCACGCTCAAGGGCAAGTTGTTCCCGGCTCTTGGCGTTCTGTTCATCTTCCAGCGTCAGGAAGCGTTCCTTGGCGGTTTGCTGTGCCTCCCAGTTCCGCATGGACTGGGCATCAGCTTCCCGGAAGGTCTGCATATCGGTCTTGGCGGGGGCCACCCCGGCAGCCTCGGCAATGGCCCGTTTTAGGGTGCGGGCAAATCCGATCACGGTATTGATGACATTGCCCAGCCGGGTGACTTCGGAAATTGCCAGGCTGAAATCTACCTTGTCGGCATCTTCCAGCGTGTCGAAAGCCTCAGCCGCTCTTGCCTGCAATTCTTCCATCTGGGCGGCGAAGTCTTCCCCCTCAACCTGTCCGTCTTGGAAGCGGGCCACCAGTTCGCGCATCTCATTCGAGACGGTGGCCAGTTCTGCCCCGGCTTCATCATAGCCCCATGCGCTGATGGTGCTGGATGCGGCAGCAATGCTTTGGGAGGCCATATTGCCGGTTTCGGCCAAGGTGCGGTATTGGCCCCGAAGCCGCCCAAGGGCTTCGGCCTGTTCATTGATTGCCGCCTGATCCTTGCTCAGCCCGTCATAGAGGTTATCCCCCAGCATGGAGCGGGCCTGATCCTCGCCCCCGAAGAGGTTGTTCAGGTCGGTCTTCATCGTGGCCACGTCCACGGCGAATTGCGCAGCCCCCACGGCGAAAGCCTTGAAGAAGCTGCCGATGGTGCCTTTCAGTTCATTGAAGCGGCGATCCAGTTCAGCCGCCTTTTCGATCATTTCGGCATCCAGCACGGCCCCGGTTTCATGGGCACGCTCGATGGTGCGGCGAAGGGCATCTTCGCCTTGGCCGATCAGTTGGACAAACTGTTCCCCGCCCGTGCCGCCGAACACCTCATCGGCAATCCTGATCTGGGCTGCCTGATCGAAGTTCTTCATGCGCCCGATGATTTCCAGCATCAGCTTGCTGGGGTCTTCCAGCTTCTCTTTCAGATCGGCAGCGGAATAGCCCAGCCGTGCGAAGGCTTCGGCGGCGGGGCCTGATCCGGTGACAATCCACTCATCGGCCCGAAGGTTCAGTTCTTTCAGGCCATCGATCAGGGCGTCCACGCTCACCCGGTTCTGATCGGCAACAAACTTCCATTCCTGAAATGCGGTGACACTCACCCCGGCACGCTTGGCCTCATCGCCGATTTCCGCGATGCCCTTCACGGTGCCCGCAATATCGGAGGTGATGCCCGCGAAGAGGCCAGTGGCAGCCCCGCCGATCACCCCACCGGCAAAGCCTGCCATCATCGCCTTCATTGACGTATTCACCCGCGTGGCAGCCTGTGACAGGGAGCCTTGCAGGCGATCTCCCGAGAGCTTGGCGCGGCGTTCAATGCCGGAAAACCGCTGATCTGCGGTCCTGCCAGCCTTGGCCATGTTGCGTTCAAAGTCGCGGATACGGGCTTCCAGCGCGACAATCAGGCGTTCATCATCAAGCGGCATGTCTCACCTCACCACACCATAAGCCCTTCGGGGCGTTCGTCGGTTTCGTAAACGGATCGGGTGTCTTCCCCGGTCGAAGCACGGGCCACGGCCATCGCGGTGGCAACGGCCCCGTCAATCTTCTCGGTCGATTTGGATTTGTTGAAACTCTTGTTGCCCTTGCCATTGTCTTGGATGGCGATGTTGGCGAAGTTCCAGCGAAGAACGGGGTGGCCCCCGTGTTGGAATTTTCGGGCAAGGATGGCGCGTTCCAGTTCCTTGATGGCTGGCCCCATCGTCACCCAGCCTTGCCGGAAGCTCACCACGGGATAACCGTCTTCCAGAAGGTTCCCCATGATGATGCTGCCATAATGGGGGTCAAAGGCGATTTCCCGCACCTGATAGGTTTCGCAAAGATCGCGGATGGCATCTTCCAACATCCGGTAATCCGTGACGTTGCCGGGGGTGGCTGTAATCAGCCCCTCATCGGCATGGGTCGAATAGGGGAAGCCGGATTGGATGGTGCGCTTGTCCAGATTGTCGCCGGGCATGAAGTAGAACGGCAGGACGATATAACCTTCCTCCCGCTGAGGGTCATGGAATGCCAGGACAACGGCGCTCATGTCATCGGTCATTCCGAGGTCAACACCGATCCAGCACGGCTTGCCTTTCAGGGCGTCCATGTCGATGGGAGCGGCCCCCTTGTCATAAACGGCCATCTCCACAAAGGGACTGGTGGAGCGATCCAGCCACATATTCAGGTGAAGCTGTCGGAAAGCGTCCTGTGCGGCGGGGCTGTCTTCTGCTTCCTTCATCTCCTGCCGAAGCCCGTTCAAGCTGGGATAGCCGTGCGGAAGGCCGGGATTTGCCAGAAGCCAAACTTCTTCATCCCGCCAATCGGCTTCGGGGGGAGCCTCGAAGAGAAAGGGCAGCGTGAAGGGGTCTTCAATGTCACCACGGGCGATCTTGCGGGCACGGTCGATCACCTCCCAGCCGATGCCATCCTGTCCACGGCCCCCGGTGGTGATGGTGATGCGAAGGGTGTTTTCAGACTTCGCAAGGCCGGTGCCGATCACGTCCCAGAGGTCACGTTTCTTCCATGCGTGGATTTCATCGCACAGGGCGAAGGCCGGGGTGCGCCCGTGCTGGGTGCCGCTGTCATTGCTCAGGGCTTCCAGAAAGCTGCCGTTCGGGAAATGGATTTGGTTGCGGTAATCCTGCACCCGGATGGCCTTGGCCGGGTCGGTGTTCTTGCTGGCCTGTCCCTTCTTCCAAAGAGAGGCATCACCCGCTTTCAGGATGTTGTAAGCCTCGGTATAGGCAATCTTGGCCTGCTTCTGATCGGCAGCGGCAAACAAGACTTCTCCACCGGGCACCGCTTCCGGCCCCGTGGTGTGAAGCAGGGCAAGGGCTGCCCCCAAGCTGGTTTTTCGGTTTCCCCGCCCGATCAAGATCACGGCATGTCCACAGATACGGTTGCCGTTCTCATCGCACGGCCCGTAGATGCTGCGGACAATCCGTTCCTGCCATTCGTCCAGTTGGAAGGCTTGGTCGGGAAGCCGGGATTTTGGGTGTTTCAGGCTTCGCAGGAAATCCACGGCCCGTTGCCCGTAGCCAAAGGGATCAGGGATTTCGGGGAAGGGGTTGGTGGGTTTCGCCTTTTTGCGGATTTTGATGGCCATCAGCTTGCCCCCACCGCGATGCATCGAAGGTCCAGCCCGTCACGGCGTCCAAGTTCCTTCACCTCTTTCAGGTCATAGGTGATGCCGTCACAGGTGACGCGATCAGCCACCTTGATGCCGTCACGGTAACGGATGCGGAACACAGCAGCGATTTCCGAGGATGCCCCGAAGTTTCGCACGAACTCTTCGGTGCTGGATTGGATCAGTTGCGCCCGCACCGTGGCGATGGTGGCCCAACTTTCGGCGGGGGTGCCGTAGCCGTCCACGGTGGTGGTGGCCCGTTCAATCGTCAGGCTCTTGGTCAGTTTCCCGGCTCGCATCAGCTCACCTCCACCAGATGGGCGCGAAGGGTCATCACCCCGTGCGAATGGATGCCATCAGGATCACGCAGGAAGCGCACCTGTTGGATGTAGAGGTCTGCAACGTGGTGGTGATCTAGGCTCCACGGGCCTTCCCCCAGGGCGGCGCGGATCGCCCCCGCGATGGTCTTGGAGATGGCAAGGCCGGGTTCTTCGGCCCAGATATGCAGGTCGCTGTGAAGCTCTTGCCGAATACGGGAGAGGCCAGCCCCGGCAAGGGACTGGCTTTCGCCAATCAGGATGCAAGGGAACACCTCGGGGCGGCTGTTCCGGTCAAGGATATGCGCAGCAGGCACTTGCCCCAGCACCTCGGTGGAGGCCACCAGACGGGCACGCAGAGCCTTTTGCAGGTCTAGGCTGGCATCAATCATTCCCATGCCTCCCGCACTGCCTTCTTGATGTTGCGCTTGATGCGGTTCACCGCCCGCTTCCGGGACAGGCGATAGCCGGGCCAAAAGAACGGCTGAGCGGGGGCGTTGGCGGTGCCGTATTCCACAAGGTGGGGATAGCGCACATCCGAGTTGCCCGCTGTTATCAGAACTTGGTTTTCCTCTGCCACGGTGCTGCCGCCCGGCTGCGAATAAGCGGGGGTGGCCTGTCCCGGCGGGGTGACTTCGATAGAGGCCACCAGATCGCCGGTATCCTCGGGGGCAAGGGCTTCCATGGCTGCCGCGATCTCTTCCCCGCCTTTGACAAGGGAAGGCGTCACGGCGTCCTTCACGGCCAAGGGCACGGCTGCCAGACGGCGTTTCAGGCGTTCGGTCTGTTTGCTCATGGTCAGAACTCCCAGACGCGATAAGGGGCCATCAGGTCGAAGAGGCCGGGGGAAACATCGGTGATCGAAATCCCCACAAGCGTGGCTTCCCGGTTCTCATAAAGATGGGCCACAAGCTGCCGGATCGCTTCCTTGATCGGCTCGGGGGTGCCATCGGGGAAAGTCTCTGCATCATCCAAGGCCACCCCGATGAACTGGGCAATCCATGCTTCGGCAGCCCCGATCTTGGAGGCGATCAGCGTATCATCGGTGCCTTCCGTGATGTTCAGATGCTCTTTGAGGTCAATGACGCTGAGAATGGTCATAGCTGTTTACCTTCCAGATCGAGAATGCGCCTTCCCGCGCCGGTCCCTTGGCTATGGGGGAAAGTTTCGGAATACCCCCCGCTCCACTTGTTGATTGGTACCGTGGGGAGATATGCTTGAGCCTGAGGCATTAGTTTCAAAGGATCAGGGACATGGAGCTTTCGCAGATCAATGAAGTCTTGGGTCTTGCCACTAGCGCCGTGGGTCTGACCGGGAAGGCAACGTCCACTGTTGCCGCAATCAAAGGTCTGATCGAGGGTGACAAACCTAAGGATAGCGGAGAGGCGGCAAAGCTCTTGAATGCACTGGCGTCTGAACTCACCGCAGCCAATATGTTGAATGTTCAGCTTAGCGATGCCCTCAAAACACTGAGCCAGACGCTGCAACGCCAAGATGAATTCGAGCGTGAAAAGGCTCGTTACGAGCTTTTTCAGACTGGCGAGCGCGATCTGGTTTTCAGGCTCAGAGAGGATCAGGCTAACGGGCAACCCATCCACTTTATTTGCCCGGTGTGCCTCAACCGCGACAAGTTGTTCAGCTTCATCGCAGGAGAGGGAGATTTCAAAGTCTGTCAAACAGACAACAATCATGTTTTTCGGTTTAGAGATACCCCGATTAGGCAGCCTAGTCGCCTTAATACACGATGGGACCCGCTTGATCCGTATGGGGACGACTAGCGCGTACACGGTGCTGCCCCCTCCTTGCCAGTGATATTGCCTTGGGAGGCTTGAAAGAGCTTCACCATGCGGATGATGGAATGCCTGTCAGTGGATGCCCGGAAGCCCTGCACCATGCGGTTGATGCTCTTCCTGATGGTCTTGGGCTTGGCGTTGTTCGGCTCGGTCAGAATGCGGTGGATGGTCCAGCCTTTTCGCCACAGCCTTTCGTTGATGACATACTGAGGGATGCCTGTGCGGCGCGCCCATCCTGATATGCTGTCAGTCTTCCCCCGATAGGTCAGCAGCACGCAGTTGGGATGAAAGTTGTCATCGAAGTTTGCCCGTGCTGCTTCACCTTCAAGGTAGGTGTTGCCGCTGATCTGTCTGCGGACATGCGAGACAGAATAGCCGGTGCGCTCTGCGATTTCGGGAGCGGTCAACATCTCTCCCCGGAAATTGTAACGCTTCGGCTCGGGGCCATACTGGCACGGTCCTTCAATGGGCTTCCCCAGACGGATGCGGCGGTAAACCGTTGCTTCTGCCAGTCCGGTGAGCTTGGCGATTTCAGGCACGGTCATCCCCCGGCCACGGAACTTCACAAGCATGGGTGAGTGTCCATAGGTCATAGGCGCTTCCCCCGCTCTTGAGACTGTTTGCGGCTCGAATGGCAGGACGTGCATAGGGGCTGCCAATTGGTCTTGTCCCAGAAGAGTTTCTTGTCACCACGGTGAGGGGTCTTGTGATCCACCACAGTGGCAGGTTGCCCGCACATGGCGCATCGGGGGTGAGACTTCAGGAAGCCTTCCCGTGCCTTGTCCCACGCGGTCGAGTAGCCCCGCTGCCGTGCATTGGGGCGGGTCTGGTCAAAGCGGGCTTTGCGCTCTGCATCCTGCTTGGCCTGACAGGGGCAGCGGGTGCCGCTGGGCACCGCCTTCCCGCAACGGCATATCTTCGGGGCTGCATAGGGCATCAGGCATCCTCCACCTGTTCCCCCAGCCATGCCGGATTGGGTTTGATGCCCCGGTATTTGTCGCGGTTCCGTCGGGCCACGCGGGGATTGGGCTTGTGCGGCTCGAAGTCTTCAATGGGGATGATGTCCAGCTTGTATCCCAGCACCGCCAGCATCTTTTGCACCTTGCCGATTTCGCAGGTTCCACCGGCCAGCAAGGCGCGAAGGGCAGTGCGATTGACGCCAGAGGTTTCGGCCAAGGCGCGTTGGGAGACGCGCTGTTCCTTCATCAGGTCGCGGATGATGTTGCCCCAGACGTTCATTCCGTGCCCCTTTCAATCTTGGTGGTGCCGAAGCCGCCAAACATGGCCCGAAACTTCTGGCCCAGGTCGGCAGGCGGGGCAGGTTCTTCCCCCGGTTCCTTGCCGCCGAAGATCACCCGCATCATCTCGGCACGGCCTTTCACGGCTTCGATGATTTCGGCTGGGGTGGCGTCCAGCGTTTCTTCCGGGGTCCACCCCAGCCAGCCGGTGCCATAGCGATAAAGCTGTGCCAGATGCTCGGGAAAGCTCAGGCTCTTGCCCTGGTGGGGAGTGTCTTCCGTTTCCATGTCGATCCCAGCACAGGCCAGCACATAGGCCATCAGCGGGGCACGGAAGGCATCAATGCCGCTGTCAAACACTCGGTTCGGCAGCAGCGGGATAGAGGCGTGATCGGCGATCAGGTCACAGATGGCGGTAAGGCTGCCGTCTTGCAGGTCACGGATAAGCTGGGGGAAACCGCCGGGGCGATCCGCCAGCTTCATGGCGCAACGCAGGCTCGGACGAAGGGAGAGCACTTCGCCCGAGAGGAACACCGCAAATTCCTCGCCTACGCGCATCCCGGCCACCCCTTACGCGGCTGCCGGAACTTCGATCACCGCACCGTCAATTCCGAGGGTGAAGGTGGTCTTGGTCAGGTCATCGGCGGTGCCGAAGCTGTTCTTGGCGCTGAGCACCACGGCCACGAAATAGAAGGTGGTCGGGGTGCCTGCATCGCTGGGCTGGTCTTCCAGAACCACGCGGAAGGCGTAAGAATACTGTTCTTCCGCTGCCGCCCGTGCGGCGATTTGGCCAACGTCCAGAGGATCGCGGGCACAGACAAGCGCAACGCTGCCGCTGTCGATGGTGCCTTTCCGGCGGCGGGTGTATTTGTCCCCGAGGTTCTTGAAGGTGATTTCGGTGCCCTCGGCACCCCATTCCCCGAGGTCTTCCACTTCGCCGATTTCCACCCAGGTATCGGCGGTGGTGATCGCCTCAAATTCGGTCAGGGTGGTGGCTTCGGATGCAGGGCCGATATACACCTTGGCCCCGGCGGTGCTGTTGATGGTCATGTCTGTTTCCTTTCAGGTCAGAACGCCGGATCAGGCGGCCATAGTGAGGAATTTGAAGGCTTCGGCCTTGGTCATGCCCCCGCCAACGCGGCGGCGTGCATGGAAGCGGACAAGCCCCGAGGTCTGGACGCTGTAGGGGTCGCGCAGCACCGAAAGGTTCACCCGGTCGAAGATGCGGAAGCCGCTGCCGAAATCGCCGAAGATGATCGGGATTTCGGTTGCATCGGCGTCGGGCAGGTCCGGGAACTCGATGACAGGGCGGCCCAAGATGGTCGGCGGGTTGCCTTCTGCAAGAGCATCCCGCCAGAGGTAATCCCCCGAGATGGTCTTGATCTTCCGCACCTCCCCGATGGTGCTGCGGTTCATCGCCCAGACGGCCCGCGATGCGTAGAAACCCGGAAGCGAATGATACAGGTCAATCAGGTCATCAACGCCGATGCTGGCTCCTGCCGAAGTGATGCCATCAATGCCGGTTTCGGTCAGCAGCCCCTTGGGCTGGTTGTTCGCATCGCCCGTGCCGTTGATAAACGCGGAACCTTCCGCCCGGCCAAATTCCTCGGCGAAATCGAAGGCAAGTTCGCTATCCATGTTGAACGCGCTGTCTTCCAGAAGGCGGTTGGAGATGTCCACATAACAGGCCAGCTCATGCACCGTGATCTTCTGTTGCCCGTAGGTCGGTTGGGTGCCGCCCACCGTGCCGCCTTCACCCACCCAAGAGGCGGTGGGGCCTGCGGTGCGCTTCGGCAGCAGGATTTCACCGGCAGAGGTGGAGGCCACGCGGGCAGCGGCCCGGATCGGGGAAAACTCCACAAGGTTGCGGTCCAGTTCGGCAAGGAACTGTTCCGGTGCCAGATAGCCGCCTGCCGTGTCGGTAGAGACGGTCAGGGCGCGGACTTCTTCCGCCTGCATCCGCTCCACCCCGGTGCGGACGAAAGCGGCGAAAGCACGCTGTTCAGCCCCCGGTTCGGTGGTGGTCTCGGTGCCTGTGCCGGGGCGGTTCATCCGGGTTTCCAGTGCCGCCAGACGGTCGGTCACGCCACGCATTTCGGTGGTCTGCCGGGTCTGGTGTTCCGTCACTGCCGTGCGAAGCTCGGTCACGGCTTCGGTGGCTTCGGCAACAGGATCGGTGGTGTTCTCGGGGTCTTGGCGGGTTTCAAGCGCCGGGGTCATCAGGTCTTTCATGTCAGTTCCCTTTGATGGAGGTGGTTGCGGCCCGAATGGCCTTGGTCAGCGCGGTGATATTGGCGGTGCTGCGGGTGCTGGTGACTTGGGAGCCGGGCACCGAAGGAAAGGCCACGATGGAAATTTCCTTGAGGTCGGCTTGCGTGATGCGGCGGGTGCCCGTGGCGCTGCGTTCGTCTTTCAGGGTGCGGAAGCCCACCGATAGCCCCGCCACGTCACCGGCTTGCAGAAGCGCCCGCACTTCCTGAGCCTTGGCCACGGCCAGATTGAGCTTTCCCTTGACGGCCAGCCCATCGGCACGGGCTTCAATGCTGGTCCATGATCCGATGACTTGCGCCGGGTCATGGCTCCAAAGCATCGGGATGGGGGTGCGGGCAGAGGTGAAAGCCTGCGGGGCAAACTCGCTGCGGTAGCTGTCAGCCACGTTGAAGCGCACCGCGATCCCTTCAAGCTCCCCCGTGTCGCTGGGAGCGGTGAAACGCACTTCGGCATCGGCGGTTTCGGTGCCGTGGCCCTTGCGGGTTTCGATTGCAGGCAAGTTCATCGGTTCAAACACTTATGCGGCCCTCCCATAAACGTGGTGCCAGCCTTGCCCATCAGGCCGGGCAATCCGGCAGCGGGTCAGGCCAATTTGCGGGGCGATCCCTTGCAGAGAGCGGCGCACAGCCTCGGTTTCGCTCTTGCCGATGGTCTCCCCCGGATAGGCGCGGGCTGCGATCTGAGGCACTGTCAGGCGGCTGTGAGGTTCTGCTTCAAAGAGCGCGACAATCGCCCGCTGGATTTTCCCCGGTCCCTTGCTCACGCTGGTTCCTCCGAATTCCCAACGGTTGGGATTTCGGCTCCCCCGGCGGTGTCCTGCACCGTGCCAAACATCAGGATTTCGAGAATGCCCAAGGCCAGAGGGAAGATTTCCATCACGGGGCGGGGCACGGCGTATGCGGAAACAAGGGCATCGGCTTCTTTCGGTGCTTCGCCCCCGCCGATCAGTCCCAGCCGGATGACGGCGTGAAGATCAGCAAGCCGGAAATCCCCTTGGAAGAAGCGGCGCGTGAAGCCGCCGATGCCGGTGCTTGTCAGGCGTTCAAGCTCCCCCACCAATTCAGGGGTGAGGCGGAAGCTGCGTTCGGCATCGCCAAAGAAGAAACGGAAGGCGGGAAGATCACTCATCGGCGGTCCCCTCGGTCGTGGTGGCGCTGGTGGTGTAGGGGTTCTGCAGGGCATCCCCGCCGGGCAGCGGGGGCAGGTTCAGCCCGCCCGCACCTCATTGGCGGTCATCGCTCCCATGCTGCGATATTGCCCGTAAGCGGTGGCACGGGTGGCGAAGTCAGCCCGCAACAGGGCATCGGTCAGGTGCTCTAAAAAGACGCTGGCGCGATCCTCAGGGGCGATCAGTTTCAGGGTGACTTCTGCCTCCCAACGGGCCAGCCAGGGCGAAAGGGAGTAGGTCAGGAACTGTTGCCCACCCGTCTCGGCATTGGCCCAAGTCTGATGGCTGTAATCCATCAGCAGCACAGGCGGGACACGCAGGACGCGGGCCACCTCGGTGATGGACAGTGCCCAGATTTCGAGGAACTGGCTGTCCACGCTGTTGAAGCTGAGCGGGGTGAAGCTTCCGCCTTCTTCCAGCACGGCAGTGCCGCCGGAATTGCCGCCCGAGGTCGCGGCCTGCCAGCTTACCTTGATGCGCTTCGCCACTTCGGCCCCAAGACGCTGGGGGAAGCTCAGGATGCCCGAGGGGCGGCCCCCGTTGGCGAAGAGGCGGGAGGCGTGGCCTTGGAGGGTAATCAGCAGCCCGATGGCGTCCTTGGCTTCCAGAAGCGGGGATTTGCCCGTCACGGCATCGGTGGAGGTGGGGCACGGGGCACGCAGGTGCAGCACGTCCATGAAGTTCAGGGTGCGCGATCCGATGCGGTAACGGGGTTCCCCGCTCACCGGGTCCACGTCCACAGAAACAGATTGAGGGTGGACGCGGTGAAGTTCACGCGGTGCGCCTTCGCCATCCCGCACGATGACGGCGAAGCCGTTGCCATAGGCGATGGCGTCGGAGGTCAGAAGTTCCCGAAGCTGGGGGCCACGGGTCCAAGGGTTGGCGTCACCGTTCAGCAGGGTGGCGGGAGCAACTGCGGTGCGTTCCCGGCTGCCATCGGCTTGGCGTCGGTAGGCATGAAGGGGGAGGATCGCCACGGCTTCGGCGATAGCCTTCACCCCGGCAGAGACGGCAGGGACACGCAAAGCGGTGGTGGCACTCACCGTCACGCCAGAGGTGGCAGAGGTGGCCCCGAAAAGCTTGTCTTATCAAAACCGCAGGCTTCCGAAGGATTGGAGGCCACTGCACGCCACGCCATTTATGGCGTGCAGTGGCGGCGGTTGGATCGTAAGGTGCTGGGTCTTTTGAAGGACCGTTCTCGAGTTTGATCGACCGCCGTCTTCCCCCTGGGCCTGAACGGATACGCGTGTGGCTGCACGCATGACAAGCATAGGACGTGGAGAAGATGACAGACCATACCATCGGCGTGGACATTTCGAAATCCCATCTGGATGTTTTCGACGCAGAACGCGGCGCTGCGACGCGTTTTGACACCTCGACCAGCGGATTTCGGGCGTTTGAAGAATGGCTGGGCAAGGCGCCCATCGCCCGTGTGGTGTACGAACCCACCGGCCCGTATCATCGCGCTTTCGAAGAGCGGTTTTGCGACAGGCTTCCCCTGGTAAAGGTCAACCCGCTGCAGGCGCGCCGGTTCGCCGAGGCCTGTGGCACACGGGCCAAGACCGATGCGTTGGATGCGCAAGGCCTGGCCCGCATGGGGGTGGCCCTGGAGCTGGAACCGGACACTCCGGTTGCGAAAACAACACGTGTTCTCAAAGACCTGCAGGTTGCGCGCACGGCCCTGATCAAGGACCGCACGCGCTTGAAAAACCGCGCATATGTGCAAACGAACACAGTGTTGAAGCGCCAGACGAAAGCGCGTCTGGCCTTGGTGGAAAAGCACATTGCCGAGCTTGACCGGGAAATCGATGCCCTGATCCAGGCCGACAAAACCACCGCGCGGCGCCGCGAGATCGTCACCTCCATTCCCGGTCTGGGAAGCGTCGCCAGCGCCGCAATCGTGACCTACCTGCCCGAGATCGGGACGCTGGACCGCCGCCAGGTGGGCAGCCTTGCGGGCGTGGTGCCCTACAATCGCGATTCAGGGCAGTGGAAGGGCAGGTCCTTCATCTGCGGCGGACGCAAACCCTTGCGCGATGCCCTCTACATGCCGGCGCTTGTGGCAATGCGATACAACCCGGATCTGAAGGCAAAATACGACGCCCTGCGCGCGGCTGGCAAACCCGCAAAAGTCGCCATCGTCGCGATCATGCGCAAGCTGATCGAAACCGCAAACGCACTCGTCAAAGCAGACCGCGTTTGGACCCCCAAAACTGCTTGA